AATCGTGCGAGCTCTACGCAAAAAAATAAATATAGCATCAGAAGTTTTAGGAGAAGAATTAAGGTCATGGATTTAATAGGATATATACGCGAAGCGCGCTGGAATTTTTTTAGACCAGGTCGACTGCTTTTCCAATAATTGGTTTGTATTTAGTTTTTTTATCTTCACGATATGCTCGTAAATATTGATGTCTAGGATTAAAAGGTATGTAGCTTGCGTGGATCCATCCCGAATTAGGTTCGCCAGGGGTGTAGTATTCGAGAATCAATTGATCTACCTCACAGTTCATCTTAACCCAGTCTGCTACCTCAGCGTTGTCAATTCCCATACATTCGAAATCAACCGCCTCAGCTTTTGAATGCTGGCTGCTTAAACTCGATCCTATGGCTACACACAACTCAGATGAACGATAGCCGCTAGTAACTTTTACTCTACCAAATTGATCACGTACCGGTTGTAAAATATTTTCACACAACATTTTTAATTTATCTATTTGATCAGCATTAGGTTCGTTATCAATACCTTTACGTATAGCTGTGTCTGATTTAGTAAGCTCCTGAAGAGAAAAATTTCGCGATAGTTGCATAATTTTTTATTGAGTGTTTGATAATAACATAAAAATCATATTAGCCATACCCATGATTAACATACCTGCGGA